TAGAGATTGAAGCATACCGTAAAGGTTTGCAGGCCAGATCTTTAGAAGCGCGCCGATGGTTTAGAAGTAAGACTAAAGAACTTAGTTCAACAAACCGTAGGAAGCTGTTAAGAGATCCTGCACTTCAAAGGAAAAAACGACCAACTCCTGGCGACATGTATATGTATTTTTACGATCCTAAGCATCGTAAAACATTACCTTATTATGATGCGTTCCCTCTTGCTATTATGGTTGAGCCGACACGCGATGGATTTTATGGATTAAATCTACACTATCTTTCACCGATGCTTCGTGCAAAGTTTCTTGATAAACTTATGGAAACTGCAAACAATAATAAATTTGATGAATCAACAAAACTTAATATTAATTATAATATGCTTAAGTCTGTTTCAAAATACCGTGAATTTCAACCATGTTTTAAACGTTACTTAACCAAAGGTATTGAGGGTAATGTTGCACGTGTAGAACCGCCTGAGTGGGACATAGCAATATTTCTTCCGACTGAACAGTTTCGTGGCAAGAATAAGACGCACGTATGGGGCGCATCGAAGAGGATGATATAAATGGCATTACCCGCAGGCATTGACGCATTAAAATCTACTATTGGTCGTAGAGGTGGTTTAGTAAAAGCAAATCGTTTTGCTTTGTATATCTCTCATCCAGGTAAAAAGCCTTCGTTGATTAACAACAATCTTGAGGGTATTGTAGGCAATGCAGCAAGGGCAGTAATTAGTGGTGGAAGTTTATCACTATCCAGCTTTTTTGAAGATCCTCGTGATATGTATTTGTTATGCGAATCAGCAACTATTCCTGGTAGGCAGATTGCAACGCAAGAACATTTTACAAACTTAAAGGCAGTCAAAAAACCATACGCTTATATAAATGAAGACGTAAATTTAGTATTTCATTTAACAAATGATATGTATGCATGGGACTTTTTTAACTCATGGCAAGATATCATACTTAATCCGAGAGGAACAAAAGGTTTACCATTCTTAAATGATATAGGAACAGAAGTTCTTATTCAAGTTATGGGCAATACTGACTTTATTCCTGTCAAAACAATTAAATTATACAACGCATATCCTGTAACAATATCTTCACTTGAACTTTCTAATTCTTCTGAAAATACTACTTTAAGAGTTAGTATTACATTAGCGTATGAGGATTGGGAAGCTGTTGGTACTGTGGATGGATTAACAAATCTAGCTGGCCGCGCTGGAGATCTTATAAGTAACTCAATAAACCTTGTAAGAAATATAGGTAAAATTTTTTAGGAGTGATGTGAAATGGCTTTACCAAAGCTGAATACCCCAACATATAATCTGAATATACCATCAAATGGAAAAGAGATTAATTATAGACCGTACCTAGTACGTGAAGAAAAGATTCTGATGATAGCAATGGAATCAGACGATATGATACAAGTAGAGAATGCTTTACTTGAAATTATAAAATCATGTGTAACAGGCATTGATGTTAATGAACTAACAAGGTTTGATAGCGAATATGTCTTTTCAAAGTTAAGAGCAAAGTCAGTAGGTGAAACTGCTAAAGTAGCTATTAAGTGCGAAGATTGTAGTCATAGTAATGAAGTAGTAGTGAATATAGATTCAGTATCTGTAACTGATATTCCTTCTACAAAGATTGAATTGTCAGATAATACTGGCATAATTATGAAGTTTCCTTCAATGAAGGACTACAAAGAAATTCAAAAACTAAAAGCTGATAATAATATTGATGCTTTATTTAATGTGATTATTTCAAGTATTGAGAGTATTTACCAAGGTGAAGATTTATTTCATGCTTCATCACATACACGAACTGAGTTAAATGACTTTGTTGATAGCTTAAATTCAGCACAGTTTAAATTAATTCAAAATTTTATTACTAATATGCCACAAGCATATATTAATATTAATTTTAAGTGTGAAGAATGTGGACATGAACATGATACTGAATTGAAAGGTATGGCCAATTTTTTCGGATAGCCCTTTCTCATAATAATTTAGTTAACTATTATAAAACTAACTTTAGTATGATGCAGCATCATCAATATAGTTTAACTGAATTGGACATGATGATGCCGTGGGAAAGGGAAATTTACGTTGCTATGTTAATTGACCATTTGAAAGAAGTAGAAGAGCGAAGTAAACAAAAAGGTTAAGTAAATAAAATGGCCGATCTAAACGACGTAATAAAAAGACTGCGTGCAGAAGGTGACTTAAGTCGAAATTCTGGAACGCATTCTATTAAGAGTGTTAAAGAAATCCTTTTAGCAGGACAAAAGGCTTCTCTGTCTGATGCAGAAGATCGGCGTGAATCTAAACGCAACGAAGAAAAACAGCTAGAAATTCTATCAGGTCTATCAAGTGGCGGAAGTCTTTCTGCTAATGATGCCGG